CTTAATGGTTGGACTAACTCATGGATGAATAGAAAGCCCCGCAACTACAAATATGAAAACGCTCCTTGGGAAAAAGAAGCTTATGGCCGTGAAGAAGAGTTATATAAAAAGTGCTGGTTATAACAAATTGATCTAAAAAAGGTCAATTATTTTCACCAATTCCCTTTACAAAGATCCCAAAATAGATTATAATATACCTATATTAAATGATAAAGAAAGGAACTACATTATGAAAAAATCAATCTTAAACGCAATTAACTCAATCAACTCTACTGAAGAAATGAATGAAGTAATTGAGTTAATCAAGCTCAAACAGCGTCAGTTAAGAGACACTAAAGCTTTTTCTATTAAAGCTACTCTTAATGTTGGCGATACTGTTAGCGTCAATGGTCGACACGGTAAAAGAACCGGAGTGATCGAAAAAATTAAAGTCAAAAAGGCTATTGTTCGAATTGACGGTGGTCTTTGGGATTGTCCTTTAACTCTTTTGGAGGCTGTATAATATGTTAGGCTTAACTAAAACTGAAAAATTAACTGCGATACTTTGGGGTACAGCTGGAGCTATTTTAATTACCCTTTTTGCAAATGCTATTGAAACTTCTCTTGATCGACCTGATGTTCATATCAGTCATTCCACTGGAGAATGTATAAGAGTTCTTAATTACGCTGAAAACGATCGTTATTCTTGTGATAACCTTCCTTCTAAATATAACAAAGTATGGGTAAAATAATATGTTAATATGGCAAAAAGAATCTCCTGTTACTGGTCAAACCAACACTATGGCTATCAATGCGACAGTTGAACAAGTCGAGTTGTGGCAAAATGGTACGCTTATTCAAGATGCTATGCCACAAGCATCTGCAGACGAAAGAGAGTTTCTGATCAGTGGCTGTACTCCAGCTTGCTGGGATCAATTAGGAGGCGAAGAGTAATGAGTATCAAAATGGCGTACTGTGACTATATAGCGCATTCGGTTTTATATCCATCGTTAAACGAAGATGGCTTTATTACTGAGGTTGGTAAAGTTAAAATGGATCTTTGTCCTAAAGAAGGTTACTTAGTATCTACAGCAAAGACTATCAATGTCAAAGATCAAAACGGTAAAGAATATAAAATTACTGTTGAAGAAATCTAAAATAATTTAAAATAATCGTTTACATTTGCTGTAGACTATGATATAATATACATATTATCGAGGAAAAAACTATGAATAGAATTGAAATGATTAAAGCTGCTGCTGAAAAGGCTAAAAAGAAAGCTGAATTTAAAGCTGCAGTAACCAAGGTTTACTCTAAACCAAAAGACCACTATAACAAGCTTACAAAAACAGTTAAAAAAGCTGCTCATCAGGCTCCTGGTAGTCTTGAGTGCTTTAAAGAAGAAAATATGTTTTATACAGACAAAGAGACTCAGGACTTTATTGCTGGTTCATCTTTAATGGATGCATATAACGATCAAAAAAGCGATTGGGATTAAAGTATGACTCAGTATACTGATAAAGTAGTATATGCAAAACGCAAGCAGTTTGTTGAAGAATGGGCTGCTAAATGCGATTATATGCTAGCTCAAAATGGATATATTGAACGTAGTTTCAATAGTGGTCTAATAACAAGATCATATGCTGATGGTAGAACTGAAACGCTTAAAGAATCTATGGACTTTGCAACTCTTATGAAAATGGCGCCTACAAAATGAATTACATTGGATCTATAAACTACACCTTTTCAGGTCGTAAAAGAAAGAGTAAAGCTCTTAAGACGAGACGTAAAACCAAACAAGAGTTTAAACCACTTAAGGTAGAAAAGTCTTTAGCTGAACTTAGAATGGAAGAGTTCAATGAAAAATACCCCTCTTATTCAGGTACGTCAAATTATTCGACTCCTGATGATCAGTCTTGGAAAGCAGAAGAATCCAAGAATTTTACAGTTGCGCCAGCATATAATAAAGGCGCGTATCAAGTAATTCCACGCAAAGATGTGGAACACATAGGAAAGTAATTATGGATATTATAGAAGTGTTAGTTGGATTAGTCGTATTTGTTGGTGTTGTATGGTTTGGTATAACATCTTCGTTTATTGCTATGGAAGAACGATCTGCGATTAGACGACAGCATAAAGCAGGCACTCATGACTATTATGGTAATAAACTCGATAAAAATAATAAGGAATAAAAATGTCAAATTATATGTTGTTAAGCGAATACCGCGGCTCTGATAAGTTTAAGAATCGTAAAGCTGAAGTACTACGCTCATTTGGAGACAACCCATCTTATGGTATACGCATGTTTATTGATGGAGAATCTCTAGGCATTGAGTGGTACAAAGGAAAGGCAGAAGTCTACGCTGAGTCAGCTGCAGACAACTACGTACGTGGTATTAAGAACTATGAGAGGAATTAATTGAAAGTTAATTTATTAGGACTTTCAGTTTCAAAATTAAATGACGTTCTTCATGATTTAGGAGAAAGCCGTTTTTATTCAAGTCAAATAATAAAGTGGATTCATCAAAAGGGTGAGTTGGACTTTAATAAAATGTCTAACTTACCAGAGTCACTAATTAAAAAACTTTGTGAAAACGCTGAAATTAAACTTCCAGAAATAGCTAGTGTTGAAGATTCAGAAGATGGAACTAGGAAGTGGTTAATAAAAGTTGAAGGCGGAAGCTGTATAGAAACAGTTTATATACCGGAAAGAACTAGAGGAACGCTTTGTATATCATCACAAATTGGATGCATATTAGATTGTAGTTTTTGCGCAACTGGCAAACAAGGGTTTAATAGAGATTTAACAGCAGCCGAAATAATAGGTCAACTTTGGATAGTTGCTAATTCATTTGGTCAATTTAATGGTATTGATCCCAAGGTTACAGAAATTGTAATGATGGGAATGGGCGAACCATTAATGAATTTTGATAATGTAGTTGACTCTATGAATTTAATGATGGATGTTTATAATATTCCTAAGAAAGATGTTTGGCTTAGTACTTCTGGCGTAGTTCCAGCTTTAGACAAATTAGCTGATGTCACTAATGTTTCTCTTGCGATTTCTATTCATGCAGCAGATAATAATCTAAGGAATCAATTAGTACCTATTAATAAAAAATACGATGTTGAAAGTTTTGTTTTAAGTGCTAAAAGATACCAAGAGAGAATGGCTGATAATAGAAAAATTAAAGTTGAATATACATTAATAGATCAAATAAACGATCAGCAAAAGCATGCTTATGAGTTAGCAGAATTAATTAAAGATCTCGATTGCGTTGTTAATCTTATTCCATTTAATACTATTGAGGGATCTGATTATAAACCAGTTACTTATAAAGCCCTTGGTGATTTTAAAGACATTCTACAAATAAAAGGTTTTGAAACCGCTATTAGAAGACAGCGTGGAGATGGAGTTGCTGCAGCCTGCGGCCAACTTGCTGGTGAAGTTAATGATAGAACTAAAAGACAAAAACGATATAAAGATAAAATAGCTGTAAAAAATTTAAATTAATTGAAAAAAACTGTTTACATTTACAGTAAACTATGTTATAATAGATCTTATATTATAAAGGAGTAGACCATGGCCGAGAATAAAGCAAGAATCAAAATGAGAAAAAACAGGGTAACCATTGATGACAAATATATGGGTCCTGAACCAGTCTTTCAAAAGGGCGAAACGTCAAGTAAAGCTACTAATCGTTTAGCTTTATGGAGTAAAGGTGGTCATTGGTACAACTATTACTATAAGCCAAAAGACTACGTTGATTGTGTTTTAACATTTGCTACTGATGTCTACGGTTATGATAAAGATAAGATCAAAACTCTTAAGAAACTTAAGGATTGGCAACTCACTGGTAAACTAGGTAAAGTAGCAAAGCTTTGGAGTAGAGGCTACGAGTATACCAAAGATGAGCTTGCACGTTGGGAGGGGGAGCTAAAGCAAATATACAAAGAAGCTGTAGAAGCTGTAGAAGAAGAAACTGCTGATGCTCCTCCTCCGAAACCAGTGATTTCAGTTCAGCAAAGACAAAGAACTAAGATGAATGAAACTATTATGGTTGATTGGGATGAGATTATTGATGGTTGGATGGATGAAAAATACAATCAAAAGATCGATGTATTTAAACTAGCTAAGCAATATGATCTTAAAGGATCTTCTATTAATATTTTTAAAGAAGCTGTTATGATGGAATATCAACCAATTAAAGATGCTTATGATGGCAATTGTGATCAAGCTGTTGAAGCATACTCGCATATCACTAAGCGTAGATTAAATAAAATGCTTAAAACTATGGAAGGTATATTTAGTGACTTAGAACAATTAAAGACAGCTAACAAAGCTGCTAAAATTCCAAGAGCTAAAAAGCCTAAGTCATCTGATGCACAAGTTAAAAGTCTTAAATATCGTGTTGATAGTGTTGATGATAAGGTAAGTTCTATCAATCCAGTTATGATTCCAGGTAAAGAAGTATTGTTTGTATATAATACTAAGTCTAGAAAATTAATTCAATATGATACAAATTCAACAAAAGGGTTTGAAGTAAGTGGTACTACTATTAAGAATGTCTGTGAAAAGAGTAGACAAACTACTCTTAGAAAACCAGAAGATATACTGCCACTTATTTTGAAGAAATCAACTAAGCAAATCGACAAACTAGTTTGGGATACTGTTACTACAAAGATCAGTACTCCTAATGGTAGAATTAACGCCGATTGCATACTACTCAGGGCGATATGATTATAGATTTAGAACAAAAAATAATGACTAAAAAACGGTTTTCAACTGCCGTAGAACAACTAGTTGTAAAGGGAAATATGTCTTATATAGATGCAGCAACTTATATTATTGAAGAGAGGGGTATGGACTATAGTAATCTAAAGAAACTATTAACAGATTCACTCAAAGATAAGATGGAAGCTGAAGCAATAAGACTTAATTTAATTAGAGGCAAAAAGGGTAATCAACTCCCTATTTAGGAAAAATATTATGAGTAACGTTATTATACCATCATCACCAGCAGATGTTAAACGAATCAAAGACTGTATTATTGAGATCAGTAATGCTATGACTTTAATTCAAGCGCAGAAAGACTTTATTAAAGAGGCTGTTAACCTTTGCGTTGAAGATGTTGAAATTGATAAGAAGCACTTGAAAAAAATGGCTACGATTTACCACAAGCAAAACTTGTCAGAAATCTTAGGTGAGATCGAAGATGTAGAAGCTTTGTACGAAGGAGTCATGGCTTAATAATATGACTGATCCATTTGAATCATATAAGTTATATAACGCGTTAAAGCTACACTTTGAGTCTGGTTATGACGCTGTTAAATATAACTTTAAATCCAATGTAACACCTAAGACTTTCTTTAAACGAAAAGATAAGTATTTCTTTGCTAAGCTAGCTAAGAAACATAATGGTAATCTAAAGGATTACTATATCTCTAACTTTAAAATGGGTCTTAGTTATGTTGGAGATATGATGGATGAAGATGGAGAACAAAATTATAGAGATCATAAAAGAATACAAGAAAGTATTCATAGGGTGTTTTCAGTTGATATAAATAGATTACGAGAAGAGGATATTATCTTTGATAAGATTTTTGAATCGATTGATGGACAACATCCTCTTATCGTAAAGCTATGGCTGCAAGAAGAAATCTGTCTAGAGACAGTTGTTATTCTTAATGCTATCTTTGGATTTATACAAAGAGAATCTGAAAAGATATCAGACACTATTATATGGCCTGATACTCAACGGAAGATCGAAAAGTATACTCCATTCGTAAACTTTGATCGTAATAAATGTATAAGTTTATTACAAAAAACGTTTACAAACACGTGAAAATGTGTTATAATATACTATATTATGAACAAGGGTGAAATACAATAGAAAAGACAATTACGTCTTAATACAATGCAATACGGAGAAATATAAATGTCATTTGCAAATCTAAAGAGCTCGCGAGGCTCGTCAATCGACCAACTCGTAAAAGCAGCGGAAGCTGTATCTACTAAAACCGAAACTAAGAATTATGATGATGATCGGTTTTGGAAACCTACCAGAGATAAAGCAGGAAACGGTTATGCCGTAGTCAGATTCCTACCAGCCAAAGAAGGTGAAGATCTTCCTTGGGTAAGGTATTGGGATCATGGCTTTAAAGGTCCTACTGGTCTATGGTATATCGAAAATAGCTTAACTTCAATTGGACAAGATGATCCAGTCAGTGAATCAAATGGTTTACTATGGAATACTGGTCGTGATGAGGATAAAGCATTAGCACGTGAAAGGAAAAGACGTCTACATTATGTAAGTAATGTGCTAGTTGTTTCTGATCCATCCAATCCACAAAACGAAGGTAAGGTATTCGTATACAAATTTGGTAAAAAAATCTTTGATAAAATCATGGATGTAATGCAGCCACAATTTGCAGATGAAGACCCAGTGAATCCTTATGATTTCTGGGAAGGTGCTGACTTTAAAATTAAGATTCGTAAAGTCGAAGGTTGGGTAAACTATGATAAATCAGAGTTTGCATCAGCTGCTCCACTACACGGTGGAGATGAAGAAAAGCTTGAAGGTGTATATAACCAATTACACTCTTTAGCTGACTTTATTGATCCTAAGAACTATAAGTCTTATGATGAACTTAAAGCTAAAATGAATAAGGTGCTAGGCGTTGATGCTGGTCATGTAGCTATGGATAACAATTCCATGATGCAATCAGCTCCTGTTGTTGAACAACCAACAATGGCAGCGGCTGAATCAGCTCCTTTAAGTTCTAGTGATGAGGGGGAAGAGGACACATTGTCCTACTTTGACAAGCTAGCTCAACAGGGCTAATATGAGGTAATAAGAGTATGGGCTTGGCGTCTAACCTTGAAACCATACCACCAACAAGGCCACCCCAGTTCAGTCTGGAGCATATCTGATAAAGTGTGTGGCACTCAAGGGATCCTTCGGGGTCCCTTTTTTTATTATAAATATTATTGTGTAGTCCACATTATAGACTCGCATTGGTTCATGCGTTAAAAGAATCGTATAATCCAGAATAGGAGAATTACGATGACTGTAGAACTAACTTACAGAGGCGTATCGTACACCAAGAAATTTAAAAAGAGTACCGGTGTTGAAACTGCTTCTAAATAATTAGGGAAGATATTAGACAGGGATGTCTACCCGTAAGCGTTTTGAAG